AAAGAAATTTTGCATTTGTAAGATTAATTCTTATATTTGCACTTAACCACTTAAATTATTTAGTTATATGGCAAACGCTGTAATCATTTTGGGAAAAAGTGGAACTGGAAAATCCACTAGTATTAAAACTCTAGATCCAAAAGAAACAGTAATTATTAATGTATTAGGAAAGAGGCTTCCATTTAAAGGAAGTTCTTCTGTTTATAATGCAGAAAATAAGAATCTGTTTCAAGTTGATGATTTTGAGAAGGTTCAAGCACTTTTACAGAATATTGATAAAAGTGCTTCTCATGTAAAGAACATTGTCATTGATGATGCTATTTACATTATGCGTAAAGAGTATTTTAGGAGAGCTAAAGAACCTGGATATGGTAAATATACTGAACTTGCACAGCATTTTCAGAATATTATTCAAACTATTGAAAGAATGAAGCCTGAAACTAATGTATTCTTATTGCTTCATAGTGAAGATGTTACATCAGATAATTCTACTGTAGGATTTAAAGTAAGCACTGTAGGATCTTTGTTGGATAAGCAATATAATCCTGTAGAAGTAGTTCCTACTGTTCTTTATTCAGCAGTTAAATTTGATGATAAAGGTAAGCCTACTTATGGATTCTATACTCATAAGGTAATGGAAGGTTCTGTAGAAATTCCTGCTAAATCTCCTGATGAAATGTTTACAGAAGACTTTATTCCTAATGATTTAGGAGCTATAGTTAAGGTTATGAATGAGTATTTCTAATGCTAACTAGAGAAGAAGTTATAAAATTATCAGCACCTCATGTTTCTAATCAACTTAAAATGGTTAGAGAATATGCTTTAGAAAAAGGTAAAAGTATAAGAGATGTAGACAATCTTGAGATATTCTTAATGAAGAATTTATGGTATTTACAAGAATTTTTCTGCATAGCTAGAAAATACTATTTTACAAAATATAGTATTATTATCATGTATAATGCTGATAAAAAGCCAATTAAACTAATTTAAAATTAAAATGTTACATATAGTAACAATAAACATTAACAATTTAAATTCTAAAAATTATGGAAACTAAGAAATTTTCAAAGTGGGAACTGACAGTTATTAAGAACACTGCTAAGAATGTAAGTCCTATTGTAGCTAAGAAGGTTAAAATTCGTGAGAAGCTTGAAGAACTCGCTAAGGAGTATAATAATCTTCAGGAGCTTCAAAATAGATTTGAAGAAAATGTAAAATCTATTACAGGTGGATTTACTACAGAGGATCTTGTAGAAAGAGTAGTAGAAACTACTAATTCTGTAGATAAGAATGGTAATCCTATTAAGGTTACTAAGTATGCATTCAAGTATCCTGAAACTATTATTCCTACAACTCCTGCTCCTACAACTCCTATTGGAGAAAGTGGTGTAGCTCAGCAATACCCCTCTGCTCCTGTAGAAGATGAAGCAAATATAGAAAATGAAGCATTTACTGAACAAACAGAATATGTAGAAGATGAAAGTGAGCAACTTCCTGATGATGAAGCTGCTGATACAGGTATTGATGCTTCAGAATTCAATTTGTAATTAAAAGCATACAACTCTAAAATTACTACAAAATAACTTAATAAATTAACTTTAAAAATTTACTATTATGGCTTTTGCATCAGGTAAAAAATCAACAGAAGGTGCTTCATTTAAGCATTATATTGGTGTAGGTTCTTGTTTTGTTCTTGCACTTAATCCTAATAAAGCAGAACTTTCTTCTCTTTATGGTACTGAGATTACTAATGACCCTAGTTATCTTAGTGAAGTAGAAATCAATGGTAATAAGATTCCTAGTGTAAGATTGGATTTTATCTTGAAAACAGATGTAAATTCACCATTTAATAATGGTATTGAATTTACTTCTAAGGCAACATTCTTCTTGCGTAAGGAACCTCGTTATAATAAGGATGCTACTAAGTGTCAGGTAATTGATAAATATGGTAGAACAGCATGGGTAACTATAGAACAGGCTAAAAATCATGAGATTCCTGTTTATTCTAATGGTCCTGCTAAAATCTGCCCAGATTATCGTGTAGCCTATGTAGGTGAAGAGGATTTGGTAAATTTCCTCATAGCTTATTTGGGAATCCCTGGTACTACTAAGCGTCAAGCTGATGGTAATTATATTGAGAAAACTGCAGAGGAACTTGTAGAATGTGAAGCAGGTTTGGAGAAAATTAAAGAGTATTTTAAGGGAGATTTTTCAGAACTTCGTAATATTATTGCTCTTCAGCCTGAAAACAAGGTAAAGGTAATGTTTGGTATTAAGAACAATGATGGTAAGCAGATTCAAACTGTTTATACTAATATGTTCTTAAAGAGTGCAGCTCCTGAAGCAGCTCTTGCAAGATTAGCAACAGATTTGGAGAATCGTAAAGCTAATGGTGCATATCCTAATTGTGAATTTGCAGCTTGTAAGATTAAGGAGTATTCTGTTGAAGCTACAGATTTAGCAGAAGTAAAGAATGATACTTCAGATCTTCCTTTCCAAGAAGGTAATGGAGCATCAAATGAAAGCTGGTTCTAATACTTTGTGATAAACCTTTAAATCTTTTATTATGGCATTCAGTAAGGGACAAATTACTGTAAGCCTTGAAGATATTCTACATTATATTACAGAAGGAGAGATTGCTGCTTATTATTTAGGTATTAATGCTGTACCTTGTGTAATAAATAGTCCATTAAGAGAAGATAGACACCCTTCATTGGGTGTCTATTCTCCTGATGGTAAGAAAATACACTATACAGATTTTGCAACTAACGAAAGTGGTAGTATATTTGATTTGTTGAGCAAAATGTGGAATCTATCTTTTAATGATGTTTTAGTAAGGATTTATAAAGAATGTCTTTATACTAAAAGCAACATTAAAATACATAAAAATGTAGATAGATTAAATATTAGTGTAGGTAAAAGTTCTTCAGACTTACAGTGTAAAGTAAGAGAATGGAGAAACTATGATGTAGATTATTGGGAACAATATGGTATCTCAATAAAGTGGCTTAAATATGCAGAAGTTTACCCTATATCACATAAAATTATCATTAAAAACAAATGTAAATATGTATTGAATGCTGATAAACTGGCTTATGCTTATGTAGAGCATAAAGAAGGAAAGATAACTTTAAAGATTTATCAACCCTACAATAAGAATGGATACAAATGGTCTAATAAACATGATAAATCTGTTATTAGTTTATGGACTAAAGTACCTGCTACAGGTATTAATATTTGTATCTGTTCTTCCTTAAAAGATGCTTTATGTCTTTGGGCAAATACAGGGATTCCTTCAATAGCTATACAAGGTGAAGCTTATAAAATGAGTAATACAGCCATTAATGAATTAAAAAGAAGGTTCAAATATATCTTTATTTTATTAGATAATGATGAACCAGGAATCAGAGACGCAGAACAGTTATCAAAGGAAACAGGCTTCATTAATGTTGTATTACCTCAATTTGAAGGTGGAAAGGATATATCAGATTATTACAAAGTATTGAATAACAAAGAATTATTTAAAGAAACTATTATTGCTCTATTTAGAGCACAAGTAATTAACCATTCTAAAAATTAAAACATTATGGAAACTAGAACTATTTTGATCGTAGATTCAGCTGCTAACAAGAAAGTAGAAATTAACACTGCAGCAACTACATTTGGTGAATTGAAGTCTGCCGCTATTGCAGCAGGTATCAACATTTCCAATAAGGATTGGTTGGAAGGAATTACAAAATCATCTCCTCGTAGTGATGATGCTCTTCTTCCTACTAATGTAAATTATCATGGAACAATTACCAATAATTTGGTATATATGCTAACTAATACTAACAAACAAATTAGATCTGGAGCTATGAATCGTGCAGAAATTATCCAGTTTATTAAGGGTCATTCCCTTGAAGGTGTAGTTAAATCAACTTATGGTAAGAACTACACAAATTGTAGTACAATGGATTTGCAGAAAATTGTAGACAAGGAACTCAAGAAGGCTCCTGCTACAAAGCCTGTAGATTCTCACAAGGTATCAGAACCTATAAATGAAGGTTCAAGTGCTCAGACTCAGGGTAATTCTAATACATCTGTAGATGTAAAGGAGCTTACTCTTGCAATTATTACCTTCTTTAAGAGCCTTCCTGCTTCTATTAAGAAGGAAGTGGAGAATAGTCTTAAAGAGGTAAAGTTCAGTGATAGTGATATTAATACGCTATTCAGAAAGTGATTAACTAATTAAGTAATTGGTGG